CTCTCTTGTCAACCAAGGAAACGTTAAAATGTACGCAGAAATTAGTTTTCACTACGACTGCCTGCAGGGTTCGGTCTATGGTAAATCCCATATGATACCGACCTCGGTGTCGCTTAGAATCATCGGCGATGGTGTAACTCTTCGTAGTGATACGAGAGCCATCACAAGTCCGACTTTGTATTCTGGGGACATTCTGTCATTACTGACGGATTTCCTGGTTGCTGGCTTTCTCATTGATGAACAGCAGTTTAACTTGGTCCGTGAGTGCTTTCTCTGTTTGCATAGAGAGGCGCTCAAGGATTGCCAAGCAATTGCTGAAAGTCAAGAGGAAGTCATTGAGTTTGGTTCCCGGTTGGGATCCTACACTCTACAAGGTTGTGTGACATTCATTGACTAGCCCCTCACGCTGAACTGGAGACAGGTTTACCATGGTTTTGAACACAGCTTGGAAAGCGGAGTCGACCTTGTTCGATGGACTGGTCCATACCGCAAGCGGTACGGATTCGTTTTACGATCAAGTAGACACGCGATCTGCGCTGATTCGAACGCCACGGCGACTCTGGCGTGTACCTACCCCGTACAGTCGTACAATTTCGATTGGCCATACTAATCAACCATGCACGATGAGAATCGATTGCATCAAGATTGGTACGTCAATTAAGTTGTATGATTCGCACTGGGGACATGTAAACGCTGGAAATAAGCCGGCCTGTTTTCCTTACAGCCTACCTCCCACTCCGACTCGGTTACAAACCGAGGCGGAACGCAAGGCTAAAGCTAAGCTAAAGCAGCAGAATGTGAATTTTGCTGCCGCGCTTGGTGAAGCTGGCGAAGCTTCAGAAATGATTCTGAAGAATCTCGTCAAACTGCGTCGGGGGGTTACGGCTGTGCGGAGACTCGATGTCAGAAAACTGGACCGTTTGTTTGGTGAATCCATAGGCCCTAAAGCCCGGAAACACCGTAAACGTCGACCTCGAAAGAGATCACTTCACAGGAATAATCGTGAAGTCTCAGGGCTCTGGCTCGAATACAGCTTCGGATGGATGCCACTTTTGTCCGATATCCATGGTGCGACACAAGAACTCAGTAATGAGTTCGGTGATACCGATCGTTTCCAAGATCGGTACAAGTGTCACGTCGTGGGGACAGCTGAGCAAACATCCGATTTGCCCGGTCAGTGGGGGTTCGCATGTGGTTTCCTGACGAAAGGCTTTATCGATGGCCGAACGAAAGAACGGCATCGGTGTAAGGTTCGTCTGGACTACGTGCTAACCAATCCCATGCTGGCAACAGCATCTCAGTTGGGTTTAACAAACCCGATGGAGACTGCCTGGGAGCTTCTTCCGCTCAGTTTCTTGGTGGACTATATCGTACCCGTGGGCAACTTCTTTAGTCAGCTGGACGCTGGCTTGGGATGGAGCTTTCGGGGCGGGACGGTTTCCAAGATCTCCAGGGGACAACGGAAGACATGGATCAATAACTCTTCTATGAGGATTGATTCAACGTCTGCCGTTCAGCAGAAAGTCAGTAATGGCTCTTCTGCTGCGGTCCAGAACCGAGTCCGGTTAACCCGGTCGGTCTATGGAACGGAACCCTTGGGTCTGAGTCTAGCGATAGACGAGGACCCTTTCAAGGGCCGGCGCGTGCAAAACTTAGTTAGTTTGCTCGTGCAGGCAATCCGATAATCATCCAATCCAGGATAAATAATGGCTATTGCCAATATCGTACTTCCCGATGCAGCTGGTACTCCCGTCAATCATACCTTTGTGTTTGGTAAGAATGACGGCGACACCGTTCGGTGGAATGAGAAGACTGCTAGTTTCCCGTCGGGATACTGGCCTCTGTCTGTCTCACTCCGCGATCCGGCTGGGTCGAACGGCTCTCGTGTCTATCGTGGTGGGATTGATTTGGCCATGCCGGTGTCGGTGACGGAAGTCATCAACGGTGTTAGCATCCCGAAGGTTGCTTACACGCTCCGTGCAAAGGTCGAGTTCATCTTCCCCGCTGATAGCTCGACTCAGAATCGCAAGGATCTGTTGAAGATCCTTGAGAAAGCGCTTGCTGAGACGCAGATTAACGGCGTTCTCACTACCCTTGACCGCCTTTCGGGCTAATCGAGCCCATATGAAATGGCTGGATGGGGTCATTCGCTTGCTTACTTTACTCTTGCCGCTTGTGCGGCGTTCGCGGGACTGTCCGGAGAAATCCGAGCAGCGACACGATCGGGAGTAAGCTCTGAGACAACCCTTTCACCAATTGAGGTTTTAACCCGTGATGAAAAGGAAAAGAGATGCAGATCCTTCTCAGGACCTGTACCGTTACAATGCTTGTCTAGCCCCCGTCGTTGCTCAGCAAATGTTTTCGCTGGGCAACACCGACGTCTCGAGGATGCTCGACTCTGCTATGCAGAGTGGAGATTACTCGAAGATTGTGTCTGCTTCCGTCGATCCAATGGATTATACGAATGCAGGTACTTTTG